ACTGGTAGATGAGAAGACGAAGAAGCCGATAATGGAAACAGCTTTTGAGTTTTGGACTTCTGCAGATGACCCATTTCAGTTTCTTGCTGCCTGTCACGCCTTTTGTGGCGCCATGACCCACGGCGAAGGTTACATGACTGGTCTGCCAATTTCCTTAGACGCCACCCAAAGCGGCATCCAAGTCTATGCAGCAATGGGACGGAACGAAGTTGATGGAGAACGAGTTAATCTTACTAACAACAAAAAGCCTGGTGACCTCTACACAGCAGTTATGGCTGAATCTAACAGGCTAATCAAAGATGACATAAAAGACCTCGAATACCTAGACAATGAGCCAAGCAACGATGATGACGAAGATGAGAGAAAACTACGTCTCAAACTCTTACACGCAAGGCAGTGGCAAAAGTTCGGATTGAAACGCAAAACTGTCAAACGAAACACAATGACATGGGCGTATTCATCTCGCCGCTATGGTTTTGCAGACCAGCTCCGCACTGAAATAATGGAGAAGGAATCGAAAAAACTTCGTAAAGGGACAATCAAGAAGCACCCTTTTGGAGATGATAGTGGTTACGGCGCCTCTTGGTACTTAGCTGGCGTTAATGAAGCAGCGATTAAGAAAGTTGTTAAGTCAGCAGCAGATGGGATGAAGTTTTTCCAGGATGTCGTTCAGTTGTGTAACGATGCTCACATCCATCTCGAATACGTCACACCTTTAGGCTTTCCTGTCCATCAATCTTACAGGGATATGAAAAAGGAGTGGGAAGTCAAAAAACTACAGCAATGTGAAAGCTGTAAAGAGACCTTTACGTTCAAAAAATCAGAGATACTGGAGAAAAAGTGGGTGTGCCAGGCTTGCGGTGTTGAAAACACAGCTGCAGAAGAGCTGGTCGTTGTTATGGAACGAATTGATTTTCCAAGTTGGGACAGAGATGCGAGTAAGCACAAAACAATTAAGGCTACTTTGCGTGTTTACAGTGATGATGTTCTCGATGGGAAATCAAAACGTGCAGTAGCACCAAACATAGTACACGCCCTCGATGCGACCATTCTGATGAAAACAGTTCTGTTGATGCGGGAGAAGGGTGTCGTTGATGTAATGACAGTGCATGATAGCTTCGGCACCACGCTTGGTAACGTAGCTGCAATGTCTCAATCAATACGTGAGGCATTTAAGTGGACCTTCGAAAACCACTGCCCTTACACAGAACTTTTAGAGCAGACGCTTGCTCGATTAGACCAAGCACCACAAGAACTACCAACAATTCCAGAACGCAAGAATTTAGACTTGAGTGAGGTGCTGCTGAGCGATTACGCCTTCAGTTAAACCCAAGCACAGCAACGGTTTCAAGCCCCGACACTTATGTACCAGAAGCCCTCTTGATTGAGGGTTTTTGTGCATCTGAACAACATCAAAAGGAAAATTAAGTGGACCCCAGAGAACGACTTCTTGGGATAGGGAAGCTGTACCTAAAAAGGGGCGAACCTATCCCAGCAACATTGCTTGCAGAAGCAGAAGAACAGGGCCTGTCACTCGCAGAGTTCGGGCTACCAACCAATGCTGTCGATGATGATGGCGAAATAATTACAGAAGGAGACAATCAATAATGTCTAACAAAAAAATCAACTTCAAAACCCCGCAAGGGATTTGTCAGTATCCGTGGTTGAACCACGCAGATACGCAGTTCGACCATGCAGGTCAGTACAAATGTAACCTACGTCTGTCAGAGGCTGATGCAAAGCCGTTGATGGAAGAGGTACGCAATGCAGCGAAAGATGCGTTTGGTGACAAGGCGAAATCTGCCACGCTTCCTTTTGCTAAAGATGAAGAAACAGGTGAGGTTGTCATCAAGACTAAATCCAAGTTTCAGCCAGCTGTCTGTGACAGCCAAGGTAAGGTCATCCCATCTGATGCCATACCAAACATCTTTGGTGGCTCAGAGGTGAAGCTGGCGGGTAACCTCTACGCTTACAATGCAGGAGGGCGCCATGGCATTTCGATGCAGCTTGGTGCAGTCCAGCTAATCAAACTGTCTGAAGGTGCCAGTGGTGCTGTTCAGTTTGGTTCAGTCGAAGGTGGCTTTGTTGCTGCTAACGACAATGAAGCTAACGGTGATGGGCAAGGCTCATACAATTTCTAAACGCCGCTCCCATGCAATAGCACGAGGCTATAGGAGTGGCCTGGAAGATAAAGCTGCGCAGCAGATAAACGATGCAGGTCTCGATGTTTTGTACGAGACCGATAAGGTCAAATACATATGGCCTGAACGCAATTCGACATACACACCAGATTTCAAGCTGCCATCTTCGGATGGTGGCTTTTTCTACGTTGAGACGAAAGGAATTTGGCCAGTTGAAGAGCGCCAGAAATGGCATCTTTTGCATGAACAACACCCCGAATTAGATTTGCGGCTGGTGTTTAGCAATCAAAACGCACGTTTGTACAAGCGCAGCCCGACTACTTACGCCGCCTACTGCGAAAAACACAATTTCACATACGCCAACAAGACCATTCCGCAGGAGTGGCTTGATGAAGGAAAGGAACAGTAAATGAGCCAAAATAACTTAATTCTCGACCATCTCCGCAAAGTTGGCAGCATCACGTTTGTTGAAGCTGTTGACCTTTACAGAGTGAGGTCGCTACCGCGCCGCATCAAAGACTTGCGTGACCTTGGTTACGAGATAGTGAGCGAATGGAAGAGGGATAACCTTGGACAGAAATACACCCGATACAGTCTAGCAAAATAAGGAGAGCCTAGAGATGCCCAATGAACATGATAGTTCGACTTTTGTAAGTCATGAGCCATGCGAAGCCTGTGGTTCACGAAATAACAACTCTTTGTACTCAGACGGGCATCTCTACTGCTTTGGATGCGGCAAATATACACCAGCAGAAGGAGAAGTAGTGATAGAACAAACACCTACACAACCAAGCAATCTAATCTCAGGGACCGCAAGAGCGATACCAGCTAGAGGTTTAAGTGAAGAAGATTGCCGGAAGTTTGGTTACCTGGTTGGCACAAAAGCCAATGGTGAACAGGTTCAAATTGCCACCTACAGAGACAAGCAAGGTAAAGCCATAGCGCAGAAACTGCGTGGTAAAGACAAATCCTTTCAGATGGTAGGAGACACTAAGAACATTACGCTGTTCGGCAGCCACCTATGGTCAAACGGTAAGAAGGTCTGTCTGACAGAAGGTGAATTGGATGCCATAGCATTATCGAAATGCTTTGGACATAAATACGCCTGTGTCTCGCTGCCTTCAGGCGCACAGTCAGCTGTTCGCGCTGTTAAAGATAACTTCGATTACCTTAACGGTTTTGACGAGGTAGTAATCTGTACAGATATGGATGAGGCAGGGAGAAACGCTGCTCAGGCCATTGCTGAAGTGCTACCAGTCGGCAAAGCCAAAATCGCATCCCTACCAGCTAAAGATGCAAATGATGCACTGATTAAAGGCAAGTCAGCCGAATTGATACAGTCAATCTGGCAAGCTAGAGAGTTCCGCCCTGATGGTATCAAGGCAGCTAAAGATTTTAGAGATGTCATAAGCGTTGATGAGACCGCAAGTTCTGTCAGCTGGCCTTATTCATTACTGAATGAGCGGCTGATGGGAATGAGAAAGCGGGAGCTGATAACTTTGGCTAGCGGGTCGGGCTGCGGCAAGACTACCTTTTGTAAAGAGGTCGCTTACCACCTCATGATGTCAGGCCAGAAAGTCGGATTGATTTCATTGGAGGAGGCTCCGAAGCGCACCTTGTTGGGCTTGGTAGGCATCCACCTGGACAAAAACCTGTTGATTGACCGAAGCCAGGCGACAGACCAAGAGGTTTTAGATGGGTTTGACGACCTGTTTGAGGACCGCACTTGTGTTCTTTACGATAGTTTTGGCTCAAGTTCGGCGGAACTAATTTGCCAACGGATACAGTACATGGCTCGTGCATTAGATACCGACTGGATAATCTTAGACCATGTCACAATGCTTACTGCCAACATGGTTGATGAGCGGCGCGAACTAGATAGATGCGTCACGCAGTTCAGAACCTTAGTTCAGGAACTCGATATTGGCATGATTATGGTCAGCCACCTTACTCGTCCAGGAGGGCGAGGGCATGAGGATGGTGCAGCTGTCTCATTGTCTCAGCTTAGGTCCAGCCACAGCCTGGCACAACTCGCAGACAGCGCAATCGGGCTTCAGAAAGACCCTGAAGACCCAAGCTCAGATTTCAGGCA